GTATCCAGGTGTGCGTACTAAAGGTTCTAAAAACAAAGTTGGTCTTACTGAAGCGTTCGAAGACCGTAAAAGCCGCGGATATGCGTGGAACAATCTCATGTTACAGAGATGGGTTGACCACAACGGCGTCGAACACAGAGTCCTAGAAGACTATCAACGTAATGTACAGCTATGCGATTTAACAGCACAGCCTGAAGATATTAAAGTTAAAATTAAAGAAACAATTAAAACTAATGCTGTTCCAAAAACTATCGACCAAGTGGGCATACGTATGCTTAAATTCTGTAACACTTGGGATATGAAAAAGATTGCAGATAACATTCAAAGCTACGCAGAACCGTTCCAGGCTAGATATGCGGGATAAATACATACATTATTCCAACGCCTTCGGGGTAGAATAATATAAGGAGAAAAATATGACAGAAATACACGCCAAGCCTATTGTGGATGGTAAGTTTTGGATCGTAGAGCAGAATGGCACTAAGGTCGCAACACTACACAAAAAAGAAAACAACAAGTTTGTACTATCAAGTACTAACGGTGAAGTAATGTTTAACAAGAAACAGGACCTCACAAAACAATTTGGTATTGACTTTTTCCTACCCGGAACTAAGGTCAAAGTTACCACAGCAGAACCCAACGAATGTCATGGATACCCAACTAGCGTTAAACCATATAATGCTATGTATGATGTACGTCGTAAACTGCCATTGTTTACCAAAAGCAATGCAAGTAAAAGTCTATACTGCGCAGGATATTACACTATCAAATTCAATAAAGGCTGGGTAAAATCGTTTTGCCCTAAAGTCATTACACTAGAACGTAATGACTACAAAGGACCTTTTAAAACCGAATTTGAAATGAAACAGGTCTTGTCTAATGCAAAATCAGATTAATCTAGGACCAATAACTCAATTTGCACAAGCTCTTAGAGCGGCTGAATTAAGCCAGCAAAAAGAATTAAAAATGTCTATCCAACAAGCTAGGCTCTTAAATCTAGCTTTGTTGGAGATACAAGATAAGTTATTGCAGGACTATCAAAGCCTATTCAACGAACTTAAAACAAGTTCAGACACTGAAGTTGTGCAAGTTATGATGGACGGCGGCGGGTTTGATAACAAATAGAGATAAATATATGCGTACATATTTGGATACGCATAATGTCAAGACCTAAACCTCAAGTATTATTAGAACATGTTAATAAAAAAACATGGAAATCTGAGCAGATTCTAGAAGCTGAAGCTATTTGGGCAGTATTCTATAAAAACGAGCCTTTTAATTTGAAGAGCTTTAATAGCCTCACCTCTTATCCTGGCCCTAAGTACAAAAAAGTTTCTTTCTCAAATCCTGGTCACGCACATAATTTGGCAAAGAAATTAAATCTCACCTTTGGTTGTGAAGATTTCCAAGTCGTAAAACTAACTTCTGGCACTATTGTGAAATGATAACACGCGATACTCTTACCAAAATATTTTTAGAACAGTGGGGCAAGAGTGCAGACGATATCAATGTAAAGATGTTTGGCCGAAAATGGTGGCAAAGTACTCGGGCAGGCAAGCAAACCAATTTTAGATTAAGTGACGAAGGCTACGAATTTTTGATAAAAGAATTGGACCTAAGAGAATACGAAATCCCGTTCACAGAACCAATCGAACTAAGCCCCCAAACAATCATATTTTTGGAAAGATATGTAGACTGCCCATACTATCTTACCAATATGTCAATCACCGTATTTTCCGAGCGTAAGAGTTTTGAGCTAATGTTGTTTTCGGACGACATTAGAAAGTTTGGCCTCATCAAAGCTATGAATGAACGAGAAAAAGAATTAGCCAAATTAGACTAATTAGTTAAAAAATCTGTTGACGTAGTTGCTTTCAGGCGCTATAATACATACATAGACAACGTTACATCGTAACACTTTTTTTTAACTAAGATAGGAAATAACATGCCAGAAATTGCAAGCCGTACAGTGGGCCCTAGCGGTGCTAAAAAGTCTTTGCGTAAGGCTTTTAAAAATCAGCGTCCAATCTTCCTTTGGGGTCCTCCAGGAATTGGCAAGTCTGACATTATTAAACAGCTCGGCGACGAGTTGGAAGCTCACGTAATTGATGTACGTTTGAGCCTTTGGGAACCTACCGATATTAAAGGTATTCCGTACTTTGATTCAAACAATGGTACTATGGTTTGGGCACCTCCTAGCGAACTGCCTAGCCAAGAAATGGCTAAACAACATAAAACTATTGTGTTGTTCTTGGACGAAATGAATAGTGCGGCGCCTGCTGTACAGGCCGCGGCTTATCAGCTTATTTTGAATCGCCGTGTAGGCACTTACCACTTGCCAGACAATGTTGTAATTGTTGCGGCTGGTAACCGTGAAACTGACAAGGGTGTTACATTCCGTATGCCTGCTCCGTTGGCTAACCGTTTCGTTCACTTAGAAATGCAAGTTAACTGGGACGACTACTTTGAGTGGGCTACTGAAAACAAAGTACACAAGGATGTAGTTGGCTTCTTGTCTTTCTCTAAAAAGGACTTGTACGACTTCGATCCAAAGTCTAGCTCACGTGCGTTTGCTACTCCACGTAGCTGGTCTTTTGTGTCTGAGTTGTTGCACGACGATGACTGCGATAACGAAACATTGACAGATTTGGTGTCAGGCTCTGTCGGTGAAGGCCTTGCTATTAAGTTTATGGCTCACCGTAAGCATGCCAGCAAAATGCCTAATCCTAGCGACATTTTGTCAGGCAAAGTTAAGAAGATGGACTCTAAAGAGATCAGTGCCATGTACAGTTTGACTGTGTCGTTGTGCTACGAATTGAAAGATGCTTGCGACAAGAAAGCTAAAAACTGGAATGAGCAAACTAACAATTTCTTCGAATTTATGATGAACAATTTTGAAACTGAATTGGTTATCATGGGTACTAAGATTGCTTTGAGCACTTACAAACTGCCGTTGGATCCAGATGAGATCAAGTGTTTTGATGCGTTCCACGCTAAGTTTGGCAAGTACATTAGCGCCGCTACCGAAAAAGACGATCGTCGTAAATAATTCGGTTTAACAGTATTTGACACCTCCTTCGGGAGGTGTTATACTATATACATAGTAACAGTTAAGGAGCATCATGTCACATACAGATCCGATTATCGACAAAATTATTGTAGCCCGTGTGGGTCTACTACTACGCCATCCGTTCTTTGGTAACATGGCTACACGCCTAAAAATTGAAGAAGGCTCCGAATGGATGGGTACCGCCGCTACAGACGGTCGTACAATTTATTTTAATCGCAAGTTTTTCGAACCGCTTAGTGTTAAACAAGTTGAGTTCGTTATTGCACACGAAATCCTTCACAATGTTTTTGACCACATGGGTCGTCGTGAAGGTCGAAATCCACGTATTTTTAACATTGCCGCAGACTATTGTGTAAACGGCCAATTGGTACGTGATCGCATCGGCGAACATAAAATCGAAGGCATTACTATTTTTCATGACCCAAAATACTACGGTATGGGTGCGGAAGAAATCTATGACAAGATTTTTGACGAAATGGACGAAGAAGAACTGAACGCATTAGGTCAGTTGTTAGACGACCATATTGACTGGGGCGACGATAAAGGCAACGGTCAGCCAAAATATTCTAAAGAAGAATTGAAACAAATCCGCGATGAGATCCGTGAAGCAACAATGCAAGCGGCACAGGCGGCGGGTGCGGGAAATACTCCGGCTAGCGTACAACGCATGATTAAAGAGCTTACAGAGCCTAAGATGAACTGGCGTGAAATCTTGCGTCAACAAATCCAAAGCACTATTAAGAATGACTTTACATTTATGCGTCCTAACCGTAAAGGTTGGCACATGAGTGCAATTCTTCCAGGTCAACAATTTCAAGAGACTATTGATATTTGTGTGGCGATTGACATGAGTGGTTCAATCGGTGACGAGCAAGCAAAAGATTTCCTAACAGAAATTAAAGGCATTATGCAAGAGTATCGTGACTTTAAAATTAAGGTATGGTGCTTTGATACTAAGGTATACAATGAACAAGACTACGACGGT